GGCGTCATTCTCGATATCGACTCCCCTGGCGGCGAGGTCGGTGGCCTGTTCGACCTGGTAGAGCGGATTGAGGCCATCAGGAACGCGGGCGCTAAGCCTCTCTGGGCGGTGGCCAACGAGAGCGCTCTGTCCGCTGCCTATGCCATCGCCAGCGCCGCCGACCGCATTTACGTCACGCGCACCGGCGAGGCCGGCTCGATCGGCGTTGTCGCGGTTCATGTCGATGAAAGCGGAGCCGATGCGAAAGCCGGACTGGCCTGGACCTTCGTATTCGCGGGCGACCAAAAGATCGATGGCAATGCGCACGAACCGCTCTCGGAGCGCGCCCGCGCAACGATCCAGGCCGACGTTGACCGCCTTTATTCGGAATTCTGCGCGCTGGTGGCAGCCAACCGCGGCCTGACCGTCGCGACGGTGCGGAGCACCAACGCCGCCATCTATCGCGGCGAGCTCGCAATCCGCGCCGGCCTCGCCGACCGGCTCGGCGCGCTTGACCTCGCCGTTGCCGAGATGGCCGGCGAGCTTGATCGGCTCGCGTCGGCGCGTACGCCCATCAACCTGATAGCCAAGAGGAGACTCTCCATGGCGACGAACGACACCGAACAGATTGAGGACCAGCCGAGGGAGCCGCAGCCGCCGGCCGAACCGCAACAGCCGGTCGAGTCTGCACCGGCACCGGCGGATGCGCCGCCCGATCCTGCGCCGGCCGCTGCGGAACCAGCGCAGGCGGCAGGAACGGCCGAGCGGCTACGCGCTGAATTCGCCGAGGTTGCCGCCATTGCGACGCAAGCGGCGCGCCTTGGCGTCTCGGTCGATGCTGCCGACGCGCTGAAGAAAGGCATCGCGCCCGATGCGCTGCGCCGTAGCGTGCTCGATACGCTTGCGGCCCGCGCTGAGGCGACAAATGTCATTGCAGCCGCCCCGCCCACGCCGACCGCCGGCGACAGCCCAATCGTGCGGCGCGCGCGTGAGCGCGCTGCAGCGGCTCGCGCCTAATCAACATAAGGAGCATCCGACATGCCCACGCTGACCATGGCGCCGACGCTCGGCGACCTGCTCAAATATGAACTCAACGGCAATTACACCCGCGAAACCGTGACGCTCAAAGCCGGCACGAACTACGCGCTCGGCTCCGTGCTCGGCAAGATCACCGCGACGGTGAAGTACCGGCTCTCGCCTGCGGCCCAGGTCGTCGGCGACGAAGGCGCGGAAACCGCGGTCGCCGTGCTGCTGGAAGCGGTCGATGCCACGGCCGCCGATAAGACCGGCCTCATTGTCGCGCGCGGCCCCACCATCGTGTCCAAGGCAGCGCTCGTCTTCGACGCCTCGGTCGACGACGATACGAAAAAGGCAGCGAAGGACGCGCAACTTTCTGCAGCGGGAATCGTCCCGCGCGACACCGCCTGATCTCTTAACGAAACCTCCCTGGCCTGACCGGGCCTCGATGGACCTCCATCGGGGCCCGGTCCCTTTTTAGGAGACCCGACCACATGGCCCCGATGATCAATCCCTTCGACGCGGGCGGCTACTCGCTCGCCGAGATGACCCAAGCGATCAATATCCTGCCCAATGTCTATACCCGGCTCGGCGAGCTCGGCCTGTTCCGGTTCGAGGGCATCACCCAGCGCAGCGTCATCATCGAGCAGGCCGAAGGCGTCCTGAACCTGCTGCCGACCGTCCCGCTCGGCGGGCCGGCGACTGTTGCCAACCGCGACACGCGCTCCATGCGCTCTTTCACGGTGCCGTGGATTCCGCACGACGATGTGATCACGCCGCAGGACATCCAGGGCGTGCGCGGCTTCGGGGTCGCGGATGCGGCCGACCCGCTTGCGACCGTCATGGAACGCAAGCTCACCCGCATGCGGGGCAAGCACGCGCAGACCCGAGAATACATGGAGGTCAACGCGCTGCGCGGCATCGTCAAGGACGGCGCCGGCGTCGAACTCTACGACTATTTCGACGAGTTCGGGCTTGCCCAGCAGTCCGTCGACCTCGTGCTCGGGACCGCCGGCACCAACGTGCAGGCCAAGTGCCGCGAGGTGCTGCGCGACATCGAGACCGAGCTTAAGGGCGAGACCATGAACGGCGTGCTCGCTCTGGTCAGCCCCGGCTTCTTCGACAAGCTGATCGGCCATTCCAAGGTCGAGGAGGCCTACAAGTACTTCTCCTCAACCGGTGCGCAGCCGCTGCGCGAGGACACCCGCCGGCGCTTCCCCTTCGCCGGCATCGTGTTCGAGGAATACAACGCGACCGTCACGCTCTCGACCGGCGCGACCGAGACGCTGATCCCGGCTGGCGAAGGCATCGCCTTCCCGCTCGGCACCATGGACACGTTCGTGACCTATGGTGCCCCGGCAAACCTCATCGAGACCGTCAACACTGTAGGTCTGCCTATCTATGCCCGCCAGATCGCGCGGCAGGACGGCAGCGCGATCGACGTGAAGACCGAGGCCTCGCCGCTTCCGGTGAACAAGCGTCCGCGGCTTGCGGTCAAGATTCTCACCAGCAACTGAGCCTGACCCCTCTTCGATGATCGACTTCGATACCCTGGTGCTCGGGCCCGTCTATGACGCGTTCGGCGAGCCCGCCGTCCTCACGGTTGGGGCGGCGAGCTACGACCTAACCGTCATCGATCACACCCAGGGCGTCGAGGTCGAGGATAGCGGGGTTGGCGTTCAAACTATCCGCCCGGCCATGGACCTGCGGCGTAGCGCGCTTCAAACGCTCGGCATTGCCGTCGCCGATCTCGTCGGCGGCGAGCTCGTGCTCGGCGGAGCGACCTGGCGCGTCAAGAGCGTGATCGAGAACGGCCTCGAGCTGCGGCTCATCGTCATGCAGGACCAATGACCGACAAGCGCGAGGACATCCTGCAGCGGCTCACCGAGATTGCCGCTGGCCTTCCCGGCGTCGTCACCGCGGCGCGCAACCAGGATGAAATCTCCGAGCACGCGCGCCCGGCCATCGCCGTCTTCGACGCCGACGAGACCGCCGACGAACGGGCCGTGCAACGGGGTCACGCGGGGGCCGCGCCCAACATCGTCGAGATGACGCCCGAGGTCATGATCCTGCTCGGCGCACTGCCAGAGCGGGTCGGCACCGCGCTCAACGAACTGCGGGGCCGACTGGTCAAGGCGGTGCTCAGCGATGCGCAACTGGCTGCGCTCACCGGTTCAAACGGTCGCATCCGCTACGCAGGCTGCAGCACGCATCTGCGTCACGGCCGCACCATCGAGGGCCTCATGGCCGTGCAATTCGCCTTCACTTACGTGCTGCGCTCGGCAGAACTTTGAAGGAGAGCCTGTATCTTTGATCGCGCCCGACGCCGACAACTACCAGGTCGGCAAGGGTATCGTGTCGTTCAAGCCCGACGGCGCGGCTGACTATATCGACCTCGGCAACGTCGCCGAGCTCGAATACACGCCCAACATCGAAAAACTCGACCACTATTCGAGCCGCGCCGGCACGCGCACCAAGGACAAATCCATCGTGCAGACCCGCAGCGGCACGCTGCGCATCCTCATGGAGGAATTGACGGCGCAAAACCTGTCGATGCTGCTGATGGGCACAGTCGATGACGCCGCCGTCGGCGGGCCTACCATCGACATCATGGCAACAGATTCGATCCGCGGCGAGGTGAAATTCGTCGCCACCAACGACGTTGGCCCGCGCTGGGATCTGCAGTTCTATAACGTCGAGTTCAGCCCGTCTGGCTCGTTCAACCCGATCTCGGATGAATGGAACCAGATCGAGGTGACCGGCGAGGTGCTGTTGGCAGCGAGCGGCGCAAACATCGGCAAGATCGGGCTTGCGCAATTGACCAACCTACCGGCTGCGCCGTGATCTGAAACCCAAGGATATCACAACATGGTCAGCCTGCTCGACATTGCCGATCAGCAAAAGACCGTCACCATCCGGAACAAGGACGTGGCGGTCTTTGGCATTTCTGCCCAAGACATCGTCTATCTGTTCGGCAAATTCCCGGAATTGCGCCTGCTGATGTCCGGCAAGCAGGCCGAC